CGTTTATTTATGGTGATTTTGGTAATGTTGCTTAATCTTTAATTAGATTTACAATACAAGGGATAGCCTAGAAAGCTATCCCTTTTTGTTTACACTAAATTTTAGTTATTTTTGTAAAAATTAGCATAATGCAGATACTAAGAGATGTAACGACTACAGTAGCCCCTTCGGCAACAATCGTTACCTTACAGACCGCAAAGGATTATTTAAGAGTAGATTATAGCGAAGATGATACTTTGATTACTAACCTTATAGAAACCGCTAGGATCAGATTAGAGCAGTACGCTTCAGTTGCTATGACTGCTAGAACCCTAAAGGTGGTAGCTTATGTAGATGAGTTTATAGAGCTTCCTTATGCTCCTATAAACAGTATTACATTGGTAGAATATTGGGATGGTGCAGCTTGGGTAGCAATGGTACTTGGAGATTATAGAGTTATAGGAGATACCTACAAAAAGGTTTACTTTAATTCACCTCTTATGAGTGACTTTAGATTCACTTATACTTGTGGATATGCCACTACTCCAGAGTCTATGAAAACGGCTTTGTTGAAGATGGTAGGTGATTTATACGAATACAGAGAATCAAGTGTTGAAAGCTCTAAGCCTTCAGCTAACTTAACAACGGCTTACGAACTAATGAAACCTTACAAAAGGGTAAGTATTATTTTCTAATGATAGGACAATTAAAAAATAGGATTACATTTAATACTAAAACAAGCGTTTCTGACAGTGCAGGAGGGTTTGTGAATACTTTAGTACCATACTACACTTGCTGGGCTGAATTGGTCACTAATACCAATTCTAGGACTAATATAGCAGGTAAGGATAGTATTAACGATGGAGCTACATTTAGGATTAGATATACAACAGGCAAGACATTTACTAATGCTCTTGTAATAACTTGGAAGTCAAGGACTTATATGATTAACTCTATTATCAACGAAGCTGACTTGAATCAATATTATTTAATAGGTTGTGCAACACTTAAGTAATGGAGCTAAAAGTAAGAGGCATAGAGGCATTAAAAAGAAAGTTTGCAGTTGGTTATGAGCAGTTTAAAGAACATACCATTGGTGAATTAAATACAATGGTAGCTAATATAGCTCAAGAAGCTAGAAGCGATGCTGCTGATTTACCACCTATCCCTACAGGGGCAAAAAATCCATATAAAAGAACAGGGTTTTTATCAAGAAGCATAAACTCAATGCCTTATAATGGAAACTTTGCAGAGGTAATAGTTAATGCCAAGTACGGCCCTTATGTGGAGTTTGGTACTGGTAGCGGTTTTAATGTGCCAAAAAGGAAATATAATATAGCCAATAAAAATATTTTGCCATACGCATCTATTTTTAGAGGAAGAGGGTTAAGGAATAATAATATGCCATATAGATCGTACTTATTTTCTAATTTTGATATTGAGTACCCAAAGGCATTAAAAAGGATTAGAGCATTTAAAATCAAGTAAAAAGAAATATAAATATATTTCATTAAATTTGTACCAAAATGAAGGACTGCGGATATACATTAAGGAAAGCTTATTACGATAAGTTTATCTCGGCTTCCTACTCATTAGCTGCTTATGATACCATAGCACCTGACACAGTAGAACCGCCTTTTTTGATTATCAGTAGTCAGACACAAGTGGACAATAGTAATAAGCAGAGTTTCGGCTTTGATGTTACTATCCAATTTGACATAGTTTATAGGACTTTTAAAGCAGGGGAAGTAGGGCAGAAAACGGTTGATACTTATGCAAATGAGTTATTAGAAATAGTAGGTGTTAGACCACCGAACTATCCTAGTACCGCACCTGACTTTAAAATAGTGACTTGTAAGATTAGTAGTAATATTGCTACCTTTGACTATGTGGATGAGGCATATGTGTTTAGAAGGGTGATAACAATGGATCATTTCGTGAATCAATTAACATAAAAGAAAAATAAAATAAAATGGCAACAACAAGTGTATTTAACGGAACTTCATTAGTAGTTCTAATTGGAACTGAAGTAATAGGTTTCGCTACTTCATGTTCTTTAAGTTTGGCTATCGATGCTCCAGACGCATCTACAAAACAAAGCTTAGGATGGGCTGATGAAATTGGTGGGCAAAGGTCTTGGTCTTTAACAACTGATGGTTTAGCTACAGTAGTTCCAGGAACAGTTGCTACTTATGTAACTACTGCTGAATTGAATGCTTTAGCAATCGCTAGAACTGCGGTTACAGTTAAGTTTACTACAGTAGATAACTCAACAGTTGGTGGTGTAACTCCAGTTACAGGTGATGTGATTTATTCAGGTTCAGCATTTATTGAGAGTGTAGATATGACTGCTGATATGGAGAATCCAGTTACTTACTCAGTTTCTTTCAAAGGAACAGGGCCATTAACTATCGCTACCAACGCATAGTAAAAACAAACCAAAAAAACCAAACATATGAGAGGACAATTTGAATTAACTCTTTCCGATGGAAAGAAGATACCAATGCGTTTTTGTACATGGAGTCTTAAAAGATTCTGTCAATTACAAGGGATAGGGCCTTCTGACATAGGAGAAGCTTTAAGTGGCAAAGATTCACTTGATGCTATTATTAACTTGATGAAATCGGCTGCTGAATATCCATTATATTCACAAGGCATTACTCCAGACTTTACAGAGATGGAAGTATGTGATTGGATAGATGATATGGGTGGAATGACTAGCCAAAAGTTCCAAGATGTCATGAAAACACTTTCAGATAGCATGAATAGCGGTATAGATGATAAGCCAACAAAGTCAACTAAAAAGGATGGAGTAAAAAAAAATTAGAGTGGATTGACATAGAAAGATATACAATGGGGGAGTGCAAAGTGCTTCCCCATTTGTTTTGGGAGATGACCATGGCTGAATTAGATTTTGTGTGGTACGGATATAGGCATGAGGAAGAGCAGAAGTGGATTAGAACTAGGTGGCAAACAACTTTACTAATAAATATTCAGCTACCTAAGGGTAAGAAAGTTAAGCCACAAGAGCTTATTGAATTAGACTGCGATACTCGTAACTTTGTAAAGCAAAGAGTGATGACAGAAGAAGAATTAAAATCGGTTTTAGAAAAATATAAAATTGTTAAACCTATAATATAATGGCAGAAGATGATTTGATGAAAATTAGGATTACGGCAGATTTTAAAGAAGCTGAAGGTGCGTTTTTGAAAATGGCTAAGGTAGCTACTGCTTTTGAAAGTGACTTTAGAAGAATTGCAGGTGGATTAAATAAAGAGTTTAATAGGATTAATGGTATGGCTGAATTATTTGGCGATACTACTAATGTTGTTAAAGACAAAATGAATGCCCTAAAGAGAGCAATGGATCAATTAATGGCAACAGGGCTACAAGCAATGAACCCACAAGTTCAAAAACTAAAAGCACAATACGATGACTTAGCAGCAACTTTACAAAAAACTGAACAAGCAGCTACTAAATCTAATGCTGCCATAAAAGGTAGTATAGATCCTGCTAAAAAATCTAATCAGCAAATGATGAATTTTGCATTGGTTTTACAAGATTTGCCATATGGCTTTAGAGGTATTCAAAATAACTTACCTGCTCTTATAGGAGGGATGGCTGGTATGACAGGGGCATTGTATTTAGTTGGCTCAGCAGTTATTGCTTTATTTACTGCATGGGATAATGGCATGATTAAATTTGGGAATACTTTAACTTCCGTAGAACTTAAACAAAAAGCATTTAATGATGTTTTAGATAAATCTAAAGATTCTTATACAGAGGCTAAGACTCAAGTAATGTTATTAAATGACCAAGTAGCAGAGGCTGCTGGGAAAAAAGACTTAGAGAGAAAGGCGGTTAAGGATTATAATGATACAATAGGGGAATCCTTAGGTAAATTAAAAACATTTAAAGAAGTACAATCTTCATTAATAGATCAAGGAGATAAATATATTGATTATATATTTAAGTTAAATATGGCTAACACCGCTGCTTCTAAAGTAGCGGAAGAGTCTGCAAATATGTTAATTGCATCATTTAAAAAACCATTGGATTTTGTTAATAATATTGATAAGCTTTTTGCTGTTCAATTTAATATGTTTGGTGATTTAGCAGCAGCAGCTACTGGTACTGCAAAAAAATTATACCAATCAGGTAAGGAAAACCAACAAGAGGCTATTCAAGGTTTTGGTAAATCTGCCGTAGCTGCCGAGGAGGTTATGAAAATTTTTAGGCAACAGGCAAAAGAAGCTAAAAAGCTTCTTAGTTTTGGGACATTTGATGATGGTAAAAAAGGAGCTAAGCAAAAAGATACCTATACATTAGATAAATTAAAAGCTCAACAACAAGCATACAAAGATGATATATACGCATTTAGGGCTTATGGAATTCTTATAATAAATGAAGAAGAAAGATTAGCCGTAGAAAGAGCAAAAGCAGATGGTACATATTTACAAAATAAAAAAGACATTCATGCTAGGTATGAAGCAGATAGATTAACTAATGCTAATTTATTTGAACAAAATCTAAATAAGGTACTAGATGATAATGAAAAAATAAGAACGGCACAAGAAAAAAAGGAGTTAGATATACAGGTTGATAATAGATTAGATATAGCTCATGCTATTTTAGCTATTAATAAAATGTTTGCATCAGAAGATGCGAAAATAGCTGATAGAGAATTTAAAAACAAAATGTCTGCTATTAGCAATGAGCTTAAGGCGAAATTAAAAGCAAATAGGAAAGATCCAAATAAACAAGCGGTTAATTATGCAGATGCTATAACATCTTATACAGAACTTGGAAAACAAGCAGGGCTTACTGCCGACCAAGTAGATAGTGTTGGTGATGCTATTAATTCAACCAACGCAGCAGCACAGGGCACAGCAGATGCCTTTAATCCAATAAATGACATATTTGATAATTTAGCTACAAATACTCTTGTAGAATTTGGTACACAATTAGGTAATATGTTATCTGGTGGAGACTTTTCATTAGAAGGGTTTATGACAATGATGGCTAATGCTATTATTGAAATAGGGAAACAATTACTTACTGTCTCAGGTTTATTTGCGGCAGTTGATGCTTTATTTAAAGCACCAGGAATGTGGCCAGTAGCAATTGCAGTTGGTGTTGCCGCTATTGCAGCAGGAACTGCTATAAAAAACATGGCATCTAAAAAGAACCCTGTTTCTAAATTTGCTAATGGTGGTATTGTTAGTGGCCCGACAATGGGATTAATGGGAGAATACCCTGGGGCAAAGTCAAACCCTGAGGTGATTGCACCATTAGATAAACTTAAGGGATTAATAGGCGGTGGTGGAGGCGGTACACTAGAAGCAAGAATAAGCGGAAATGATTTACTAATTTTGATGAATAAGGCTCAAAGAAACAATAATACAACATTCTAGATGGCATACGGAGTAAAATACGAAATGGTATTCAATAATATTTATGTTCAGAACCCTTCTGAAGCATTATCTGCATACAGATTAAGAATATTAAAAAAGAACTATACAGGTACTGTATACGCTTTAAAATGCGGTGTTACTCCTATTGTCATAGAAACCATAGATAATGAGGGCAATTCATATAATCCAATAATGGCAACAAGAGCTACACTTAATGCTATTATAGATGAAAATTTTGATGTTATACAATTTTTAAACCCATACGAAGATGAATATAGATTAACATTAGAAATAGGCTCTTATTCGGGTTCTTTTGTATCTAGTTCAACTATTTGGACAGGAGTTTATTCTCCTGTTGAAAATGTAAACTTTAATGTTACAGGGATAAAAGAAATATCTCTTGTTTTTATAGATGGATTATCAAGATTAAAAGATAGTAAATTATATTTTAATGTAGATAAGCTATTAGGCTATTTAGCTACAGCAGATAGCACAATAATACAATATATACAAGAATGCCTTATAAAAACGGATTTGACATTAGATATATGGGTTAATCAATATTATGAAACAGATGCGGTAACATCACCTAATATTGAAAAGATTTCTATTAAAAGAAACTTTTTTGCTAAACAGCCTGGAGAATATTATACTCATTATGAAATATTAGAAATGTTTTGTAGGTTATATGGATGGGAAATATACCAACAAGACAATCATTGGATGATACAAAGCTATGGTTCAATAACAAGACAGTCAACATATAAATATTATGTATATACATATAATTCTGCTGTTGGAACTACAACAACTGGCTCTTTCCCGTCTACTATAACAGTAGATGCTACAAACAATTTTAAGCAAACAGACCAATCATTAATAGTTACATTAAATAGAGGCAAAAGTTCATTAAAGCTTATGAACCCTATTAATAATGTAGCAGGAATGTTAAATGGATTTTTTCAATCTTGGTCATTTGGTGTGCCAGACGCATTTACTGTAGTAGGAACTCCTGTTATTTCAGAATACAACTCAAATGGTGGTTTATTATTTACATCATATACTAATGATGTGAATAATTTTCAAGATTTTATTTTTAGTAATCCAATTGAGGTTAAGTCTGGCGATTATTTAAATATTGCTTGGGATGACCTCAATTATGCAGATGGCTATCCTAGATATAGAATAGAATTAAATCCTACAGATCCATCAGTATTAACTCAGTTTTTAAATTCTAATGCAGTATGGACAGCAACACCAGAAGTATTGTCTTTTTTTAGTAGCGTTTCTGCTACATGGAAAAATATAGTAACAGTCCCATTTGACGGTGTAATAAAGATTTATATATACGAACCATATTGGAATAGTGTTTTAGATATGCCAACTTTTTTAACTAGTTCTTTTTTAGTAAACCTATTTGGTGTAAATACACAAATATTTAATTATAATGAAATTAAAAATGAGGTAGTTGAAAATTCATCATATAATAGTGGTTTAGATACATATATGCAAGGCCCATATTTTATGCAAACGGTATTAAGAGAAACAATACCAAATAATTCACTTTATAATGATGTTGGAGGGCTTGCAACATCTTACTATATTGGCACTTTAACTAGTACACAAAACCTAGCAGTACCCAATAGCTTTGGCAGAGGAGCACCTGGTAGTGTTCCTTTATTTGAATTAGCGTATCAAGATATAGGTATAGATGAACTACAAACGCAATATGTTTTAGATGGCAGTTTTAAGTCAAAAGGATATTGGCTTAATCAAAAATTTAATTATGATTTTACAGGGACTGGGAATTATATATACAACTACCTTTTAAAATACTTTAGATGGGATGTAAAAGGAGCTGTTCAAACATCTAAATTAAATAAGATTAATTTTGAAGGCCAAGATTATCCTTTTATACAAAATCCTGTAATATTAAAATTAAAATAATTATACAATGGCATCTGCGATTAATGGAACGAATATAGTTTTATACGAATATGATAGCAACGCTAACTATTTCTTTAATGGAGATTTTGGTGGAGGTGTGTTTGATGGCATTGTGTGTAAGCAAATGAGCAGAACTCAAGAGGTACAAACCTCATCAAACTTTACTAAAACAGGAGCAGGAACAATAGCTGCGTTTATTACAGATGCTGGAGAACCTGGAGTAACTACAATACCAGCAGGAACTTGGACTTTTAGTGCTTATTATTCTATTGTTACCGCCTTTGCAGGAGCTCAAGTTAAATATGAACTATACAAATATAATGGTAGTGTTGCGACATTGTTATTTACATCGGC